ATCAGCTCTATCAAATGTTTCTGTGAACTTCTCGCCATCAGGATAAGTTACTTGAGCTTCTACTGCATTAGCTGTAGCACTCAACACCTTAACCTTTGTTCCTTCATAGGACTCTTTTGAAGAAGATTTGTAGTCAATAATAGGAGTTGCAGTCTCACCTTCTGGGTGATCTACTGTTATCTCTTTATTTTCTATTACATAATCAACTCCAATACTTTTAGTATTATCAGAAACTACAGGAGCTACTGGTGCAGGTGTTTGTGTTACAACAGGTTGATTTGATGGAAGAACATAATCATCAGCCACATCCTTAAGTGTGAAATAAACATCTTTCCTGTTTATTGCATTTGGATCAACTTGTGGTTTTAATACTGTTGTGAAAGGAACCTCGTCTTTAGTTCTTCCTTCAGAAGAAAGAAGGAATGTTTGATAGTTGTCCCATCTTTTATATTCAGGAGTTCCGTCTTTCTTAAGACCAACTATCTCTTGATAAGGTTTATTGTATGAGTTTGCGTTTGTTAGTGTAGCATTTGCATTAAAATACATGTCTTGTAATAAGCTAATGATATCAGCTTTATTATTCTCAAGAGAGCTTGGTGTAAATGCAAAACCTCCACCCCTTCCAGAGATGAATAGTTTAGTTGATACAACACCGTTCTCTGTTACATCTTCAAACCATATATTATTATATCCAGGTTTGTCTTTTCTTTCTCCTGTCTGTGTATTCTTTGCAATACCCCAATAAGCTACAGACTTTATCCAGTTGAGTAGTGTTTGTGTTCTTTCTGTCTTAGTTGATTTGTCTTCAACAGCATTTTTAGTAATCTGATGAAGCACATCAAATATTGTCTCTGCTTCTTTCTTATTAAATTTCCTATTGAACAGTTTAACCAATCCACCAGGAACTTTCAAGAACACCCTACCAAGAGGAGTGTTGAATGTTACAGAGCCATTGCTAACAGCTTTGTTTGTTGTAGCAATCATTATAACTTGATCCTCTACAAGATCTGATTTTGATATAAGACCAGAGTCTACAGCAGAAGTTCTTGCAGCATAATCTATAGGACCTTCTGTTCCATCAGGTTTAAGTTGCTTAACATAATCAGGAACACCAAATGATGCAGCTATGCTTCTAGGTTTACCAAGTGTAGTTTCAGCAAGTCTAGCATCTCTCCATCCACCATATTGTTCTGTAAGAGCAGCTTTTACATCTTCAGGAGTGCTATCCCTAAACATACTTTCCACCTTACCGTTGTACTTGGCTGTAAGTTTCTTCTCAGGAAACACTTGATAGATGGCATTATTAATAGTATCAACTCCTGGAGCAATAGGTTCACCAAATTCATCTACAAGAGCGTATGTACCATCATCGTTCTTCTTAACCATAACAAGAGCAATCACTGTACTAGGATCTTTTGCATACAAATGCTCCATCAATCCTAGCTTTTTATCACCTACAGTTCTAACAAGTCCAAGCTCTTCTTCTGTCTTAGAGGTTACAATAATACCAAATATCTTATCTGCATCATCCATTGATGGCAGCCTCACTCCAAAGTTATTTGCTCTTTTCTGATGAGCTTTACCATCATCAATAGGCATTGTACCACCTACAACACCAAAGTATCCTTTCTTAGCAGCTGCTTCATAACCTTTATTATCTTCAGCTGTAAGAGTTTGAACATCCTCTGTATTAATTCCTAAGAACTCTTCTCTTAAAGCAAGACTTTTTGCAATAGCTTTTTCTTCTTCCTGTTGCTTCTTATATGTTTCTGCAATATCACTAAGTCTATCTAATACAAGATTCTTTGCTTTCAGTTGTTGTTCTGCTTCATTGATTTGATCATAAAGCTTTTGTATCTCATCCTTAAGTTCTGCAACAGAACGTTCATTAGGAGTTACATCAAGGTCATCTATTTCAGCAATGTCTCTTTCAAAGTCTGTAAGATCAGCTAATAGATTAGGATTAGCTTGTAGGTAGGATTGATAATCTGGATAGACACCTTTAAACTCAAGATCTTTATTCAAGAACTCACGAAGCCCAAGTGGTGTGTATGGTAGATTTGGATATTTAGATTCAAACTTTCTAATAAGATCAAGTGCAAAATCAACAGCTGTCTTTAATGCACCTTCTACATTATCAAGTAGTTTAGAAAGAGAGTTGATAGCAAGTCCTGATTCAAGAACAAGATCTTGAACAGCATCTCTTTGTTCTTTCAATTCTTCTAAGAACTCTTTACTATCTGTAGGAAGTTCATCTATATCCTCTGATAAATCAAATACATAAGCTTGATTTATTTCAAGTTGGTCTCTTTCTGCTTCAAGGTCTGCAATCTCAAGACGCAATTGTTCTTGCATTCTCGAAAGTCTATTAGCAGCTTTGATTGCATTATTAGTAGTCTTCTTAAATGTGTTGGTCTTAGTAAGTTCACCAACTTTAATCTGCTCTTCTAATTTGGTAAGATCATTTACAATCTTTTCAAACTGAGAATACTTCTGTTGGAGGAGGCTCTTTGTAGAATCAAGTTTATCAGAAACTTCATCAAATAGATCACTAAGTATTTTAAGTCTTGATTCTTTTTTTGCAGCAGTTCTTTCATCTTTTTCTGCTGTAAATTCCTCCATTGATTTTTTCTGTACAGCTGTAAGTTCCCCTATAGCCTTAATCATCGGATTAGCATATCCTTTCTTAGCAACAAATTGATCTGCTGTAACTTCAAGTTCTTTACGTTGTCCTTTATTGTTACGATAGACAAAGATTAACACTTTGTCTTTATCAGAATACTCTAACCTACCTTTAACCTTCTTTCCTTTACCAAAGTTAAATTCATATATTGTATTCCAATGGTCCTTAAAAAATTTAGCCTTCCTGTTTGCTAAAGTGCTACTCACCTTACCAAGCTTATAATCAGCCAGAACACTTTTAGCAACATCTCTTACAAGACCATTAGAGTCTTTTATCTTTATTGTACCATCCTCATTCTCTCCAAGAACAGTTAATCTAGGTGCACGATAAACTTCTTTACCATTTTTATCATATTCAACCACCCTTCCTAAGAAATATTCTGTACCTACTTCAACCTCTTCCTCACCATCTTTTGTCTTAATCTTAACTGTCTTCTTTGGTTGATCAGCTTGTTCAGCAGCAAGTTTCTTTTCTTCTTCTGTAGGAACAGGAGTGGAGAATTTCTCAGGAGATTTCTTTATCTCATCATATTCTTTTAGAAACTCTTGTCTACGTTGTGTAAGATCTTTTACATCTTGGAGAGCAATCTTGAGATCTATCTTTTGGTCATCAATTACACCTAATGCATCGATATCAGCAAGAGCTTTATTAAACGCTTCATCGTTTCCTTGAGCAACACCATTTATTACATCCTCAATAGCAATTCCTGATTGCGCAAGTTCACCACTCAATTGAGGAATCCTTACATCATAGTCTGCCACTTTTGTAGCAGCATAAATCATCTTGCTCATAACCTCTTGACTATAAAGAGGTTGATTCTTTTCATTCACTAAGTTTCCATAGCGAAGAGTGAGAGACTGATACAAAGAATCCATGCTATTTGCAGTGGCTTCAAGATTTGTAAGTCTCTGTTGATATGATTCTTTTGCATCTCCATTAAGAGCTTTACCTTCTTGAACAAGTTGGTTAAACCCTTCATCTGTAGCTGCCAAGAGTCTTAAATCTGCAATGTCGCTTTTTACAAGATCAAGCCTACCATATTTAATACGAGGAGTGAGATAGTTAATTATATAATCTCTTTCAGCCTCTTTACTCATAAGAGTGTCACCCTGTTGTAAATATCTTTCTCTTTCTTCTTGAATAGCAGTTCCTCTATTTACAGAGTCAATTGTTTCTTTACTAAAGTCAGAAAGCTTCCACTTGTTAGCTTGTTCAACAAAAGCAGCAGTGTCTTTTGTTTTTTCTTTCTGTTCTAAATACTTACCTCTTCCCATCATAAGGGCACCAGACAAACCACCAATAAGAATGTTTTCCATTCCTTCATTTGTGGTGAGTGTTTTACTAACTCCCTCTGTCAAACTATCAAGAAAACTAGTTGCGTCTCCTTTGTATTTTTTATTATAGTAGTCTTGTGTAGCAGAAGAAATGGCAAACTGAGCACCTTCTTCAAATGCTTCTGATGCAGAGAATGTATATGGAGCAGCTTTTTTAACAAAGCCAAGCACCTTACCATATCTAGCTGGAGCAACAATAAAATTACCAGCAGCATCTTTTGCCACTTCACCTATTTCTTTTGTAGCAGCACTTGCCATTCCTTTCTCCAGTCTTGCAGAAGATCCTAATATTTTAGGAAACTGAATATAGTTAGTTGCGGTGAGAAGTCCTGTATTTAATAGGAAAGAGGAATTACCCACTTCATCTGCAAGTTGATTAATTTCTGCTAGTTCTGATTCAGTTGGATCTAACCCAGAATGAGTTGATCTATATTCTTCAATCTTCTTTTCTCTAAATTCTTTTGCGTTATTGAATGCTTCAAACCCAGCTTCACCTGTTGTAGCAAGTCCTGCAACAACAGCTCTTCCACCAGCATTCATTGATGCATATCCTGTAACAAATTTATCAGAAAGAGCTTTCACCTTTCCAAATGTACCTGCTGCTTTATTAGCTGCAAGCAATCCTTCCTCTGTGGCAGATAAAGCAGCAGCAGCTTTTCCTGAAGCAAAAAGCTTAGCTGTAAGCGGAATCCCTTTTAATGCAGCTGAAAAAACTCCTCCAGATAAAGCAGCACCTGCTGCAAATCCTAAGTTCTTTATAATACCATCCCAAAAAAAGTTTGCACTTAGTAGCTTTGTTGGAGAATACCAATTGGCATCTCTTTCAGCTTGTGAGTAATAGTTAGGAAGCCAGTTTTCTTCAGCCTCTTTATTAAGAGCATCTAGGCTTCTGTTCATGTCATTATCATAGAATGAAGCAGCTCTTCCATCAACTAACGCTGTACCTAAACCATTAACTAATCCCAATGTACTTTGTAGAAAGGTAGTTCCTGTAAGAAGAAGTCCTTTACCTACACCATTAACCATTTTATTAGTCCACGCCTGTCCTTGAGCAAACACTTCCTCATTATCTACACCTTTGTATGTAACAGCGTATTTTTTAGATACATCTCTTGTATTATAAGAAAATTGAGAAGTGTCTTCTGCTTTATTAGATTCCAAAAATAAACGTTGAAGATCAGTGATCATACCACCTTGACCTTCTCCTCCTCCTCTTGGAGGAATAGGTGAAACATCTGGAACACCTTCATTTCTAATTTGACTAGCAAATTCTCTAAACTTTGGATCTAATTCCATAACTATTTTATATTTGCGTTCTTCAAGATGTTATCAATCTGAGCAGCGGTAGTGATACCTTTTATGAACTTATCTGCTGCATCTATACTAGAAAATCCAGTTGGTAAAATGTCAGAAGCACTGGCTTTAAAAGGTGCAGCTTTAGGATTACCGTTCCTATCCTTTGTATAAAAATATACATTTGGTTGACCAAGATTATTTATTTTTATATCAGCCCCTAATAGATTAGGTCTATTGAGTGAATAGAAATCATCGCTCTGATAGAATGCTCCTTTATAAGCATTTGGATTGTTTAGGTCAGCTGTCATAGAGTTTGTAGAACCTGTTTTAGTATTCCAGTTAACTCTCTTTACAGCATCTGATACAGGAGCTGGTATGTTTAATCTTGTTCCTTTTATATAATCAGCATCGTTTTTACTTACAATGACAGATTTTACTAATCCATCTTTATCATATAGATCAAGACTCAATTTAGGTTCTCCACCAAAAGCACCACCTCTATTAACACCAATGTTCACTGTGTATGCATCTTTATCTGCACCAGTTCCTGAATAGAATGCTGCAAACTTAGAAACATCTTCATCGCTTATATTCTTATCAGCAAGCACAGTTTTAAGTCTTTCTACAGTTGATTCCTTCTCAGGAGTTTTAGCACCAGGAGAGAATAGTTCAAATGCTACAGGACTGGATCCTTTCATTTTTTGTTTCAGCACATTCTCTTTAGCATTAGTTACATCTGAACCAATAACATCTGCATATTTATATATATTTGCAGCAGCAGCTTTATGTTCAGCAGATCTATAATCAACTATAGGATCAATAAATATTTTACCAAGCAAACTTCTTTCCTTTGTTTCTTTTCCTATAACACCCATTACAGGAAGAATATTAGCAGATGTCATCCCTGTACTAGCTTTAAGTTCTTGTTCTGCTCTATTGTTTTGTGCAGAACCTCTTGTGGTTGACAAAACAGTTGCTAAATTAATTTGATCTCTTGGTGTAAGAGTAATTTCTTTACCACCAAAACCTTGAAATTTAACCTTTGCAGTTTTAAAGTTCTTTTCTAAATCTGAAGCTTTTTTTCCTCCAGCTGCAGCTATAACTTCTGGATCATTGTTAATTTCATCAACTTCTCTAGAGAAATTCTCAACTTGTTTCTCAAGACGATTTACTCCAGGTAGAGAAGTTATGAGATTTGAGAAAGCTGGGTTTGTAGGATTGTTTTGTACATTAGATTTTGCTATTGCGTATTGTCTTTCGAAAAAACCAGGACGGTCTTTTTCATATTGATATGCACTTCTTGTTATTTCATCATCTGAGTAGGTTCTTCCATTCCCATAATTCAATGCTTTCATGTAATCTACAACAAACTGTTTTTTAGAAGCATCGTAGTTATCACTAGCCTCTGCTCCTGAACTTATCCAATTATTATATAGTTCTTGTGGAGTGGAAGCTTTTTCATAAGGTTTAGCTTGATTGATTGCTGCATCTGGATTATTTGGATCATATTTCCACTTCTCTGCCTCAAGAGCTGCATTTTGTCTAGAAATATTTACTGCTGCCCATCCTCTGCTACTTGCATCTTGTGTAGACCACCAATCTCTCTCATCTTTAATCTTTTGCCTATAAGCTTGCCAAGGAGCACTTTCTACATAATCTATTGTGTTTGATTCAGTTACATACGAAGTCATCCAATTGTTCTTCTGACGCTGTGTGTAAACCATTGCTTTGTAAGCATCCAGATCTTTTGTTGCTATTGCTTGTTTGATTCTTGGATCTTCGTATTTTGAAAGTGTGGACATTTCACTCTCAGTAGAATCAACCAATCTCTTAAGTTGTTCCTTTCTATCTGGATCTGTTTCAAGAAGAACCTTATTCATTAATTCAAGCTTCTTGCTTTCTAAAAGAGAAAGTCCTGTTCTCTTTTCTTTCTCATACTCAGCAACAAAATCATTAATGTCATCATATCCTCTGTAAGTGTAGACACCTCTCATCAAAAGTTCTTGTTGAGCTTCTGGTCTAGATAATACACTATCGATAGCAGCAGAGATGTTCTCACTAAACTTACCTTCTTTTATCTCTCTTGTAGCATATTCAGAAAGAATTGGAGTGCCCTGAACTTGTTCAGTTTTTCCTGTTTTAGGATTTTTTATAGTTTGTGTATTATATAGTATTCGTCCTGTAGTAGGATCTGTCTTAAATATTTGCTTAGCATCATACTTACGCTCACCTACAGCATTAACTGCATCTATTATATTTTTATCAATATCCCAAGAACGCTGATATTGTCCAGTGAATGTAATAGGTTTACCTTCTTGGTTTTTTAATTCTGTATTACTCAAATAAGCATTACGCTTAATATCATAAAAATACCTAGAATGAGGAGTAAGTTTTCCAGTTTTTTCATCAGCTTCCATCTCAGCTTGGTTCTTTGCATCGTTCTGTGTAGAATACATAGCAGCCATAACTAGAGGATCTTTTATCACTTGACCAACCATTCCTCCTACAGAGTTAACAAGTTGACTATTTGAAAAATCTCCACCAGCTACATTCTTAAGTCTACTTCCTAATTGATTAACTTTTGACTCAAGATACTGTTTATCCACAGGACGCAAAACACTCATTCCTGCTACATTATCTACATAGCTTTGAATTTTCTGCACTCCTTGATCATACTGAGCTTGTTTTTGCATACCTACCTTCACCATAGCATCCACGGGAAGCTGGGAAACGTAGGGATTAAATTGTGATATTGCGTCTGTAAATGAAGCCATGATTAATGAGTTAGCAAATTTAATTTAAAATAGTTTAGCAACCAAGAGCAATAACGAATTTTGGTAAGTTGCTATAACTGAGTTGATTATAAGTTTTTGATAGCTTTTACAATAGTACCATTTTTACCAGTCGTATCTTCTTTTGATGATTTTTTGGTGCCAATTATATTACCAGTGGCATCATATGTAAACTCATACCCTGGAGCCAGTTGTCCTTTTCCACCAGTTGTTCTAGCAAAAGGATTTCCATCCATATTAAAATCATAAGGAGCATTAACATTGTAAGCTCTTCCTTTAGGACCAAACCTATAATTGTACATGTTCTCATACACTCCCAATGTCTTATTCTCAAGTTTGTTCTTAGCTATTTTGTCAGCTATTGAGCTAAGAGCTGATTGTGCTTGAGCTTTTGTAGCTGATTTAGCCTGAGATTGTCTTTGGTACTGTTGATCAAGAATATTTAGATTTTTGAGTGTAGCATCATTTAGAACGCTGAGATTTCTTCTTCTAGACTCAGCCTGCATAGCTTGGTTAGTCCTAAGTTGTTCCCCTAACACTTTGTTCTTAGCAGAAGCTGCCTGTGAGCTTATCATTGCCTGAGCTGCTGGGTTAGTTCCTGCCATTCTCCTAGCAGCATTAGCTTCAGCCTGAATCTCATTTAATTGATCCTGAAAAGATACAGTGGGCATTTCTTCCAGCATAGGTTGGAAGGTTTGTGCTTGTACAGGTTCTAGTTGGTTGGCTGCCAAAGCAAACATTTCTGGTGCAAGTTGAGCTGGATCAAGAGCTTCTTGATTGCTAGGAATAAGATAGGGTTGCGCCTGCCTGTATATATCCATCCAATCGAACTTATCTTCTGGTGTCAGTTGTGTAGGACTTTTTAAATTCTTTGCATAACCAGGAACTTCAGCAGTTACTTTTGGAGTGATATCCATGTCTGCAGCACTTTTTAGCTTTCTTGGAACATCTATAGATGTAAACGGTTCAATACGTGTAGATGCTTCAATTGTTTCTTTAACTGGAGCTTTACCTTTAGCAACTGTTTTTTTATTAACAGGTTTCTGTTCCATTTTATTCTTTAGTTCAGAAGCTGTAACCATTGGAGAATAAGATCTTGGATCAATCCTATAATATGTGCTCATTGGCAAAATAGGAGTGAGAGGTTGATTTATTCCAGGTTGCGCTTGTGTAAACTTACCACCAAACTTAGCCATGTCTGAAGCTTTAGCTTTTTTAATATTACCTTTAGAAAGAGCATCGCTATCTAATCCTTGTTCCTGTGCTGTATCTAGAATAGCATTCTGTATACCAGCAGCAACTTGTTTCTTCTGAGCAATATCTTTTAGTTTCATGTACGCTCCAGTTAAATTTGCTTTGTCAGAATTGAATGACAAAAGTGTGTAAGGATCATTAATATCAGCACTATCCAGTCCAGAAATAGATTTATTAATTATCTTGTTTTGCTTAACCTCCATCTTACTCAGGTCATTTACATAACTCTTGAACTTCTTACCTTTTGCTTTAGGGTCATTAAGTTCACTCACTCCGTAAGAAGGAATCTTCATATTACCATATACAACAAGACTTTCTTCTTCACCACCATCTTGAAGCTTTACAGCAGGTTCACCCCTTTCCACTTCTACAGGATTGTCACCATAAGTGATACCAATACCTGTTCTTCCTTTTCCATCAGATTCATCATGAGATTGTCCTCTGAACATTATAGTTTCTCCATCTCCTGGTAAGAATGGATTCTGAGAAATGGTTTCAGCTCCACCACCCCAATGTGTTTGAAGTTCACCACCCATTTGCATGCTAGGTCTTTCTGTAGACATCGCTCTTGCACTAGGAGGAATTACAGGAAAATCTTTTAAATGACCACCAGATCTAAGAGTGTCCATAGTTGGGTCATCTTTAAGAAGATCTTTCACATCATAGTCACCAAACTTTGTAATCACCTGTGGCTGCCAATCATGGCTCAAATACTTGAGTCCAACTTCTCCTCCATCTTCCATAAATCCAGAATATTGATTCTCTTGCAAATCTTGCATACCTGATTGAAAAGCAGCTTGTCCAAGACGCTGTTGGCTTTCTTTATTAAGTTTTTTAGTACCTATACCTATAATACCAGCAGCTAGGTCTCCTACAGTATTAACTCCCTCTATAATCATTTCCATGCCACCTTGAGCTTTTGGAATGCCTCCACCTTTTCTATATTGTTTTACCACATCACTCTCACTCAATGGTTCATATCCCATGTCAGAATAAATGTCTCCAGGGTTATACATGTTCTGAATCTCTGTTGGATTACCACCAATAGATCCACCATATGCCATCTGTAGGAAGTCCATACCTGTTCCATAAGGACTACTAATTTGTCCTGGATCAACTATATTGTCCTCAGGTCTAACATATCTACGTTTCATCTCTTCTGGTCTGGTTCCAGATGCTTGTAGAACTATAGGACTTAAAGCGTTTAATCTTTTTGCTTTTTTCTTTTCTTCAATAGCAGTACTTATTTTTTGGAAATTCTTACCAAGTGTTGATCCCATTTGAACACCTGATTGTATATCATTAGCATTTAAATCTTTTATAAATCTATTAGGTGACTTTTTACCATTGTCTCCAAATCCTAATTGTTGAGTGTCAGCCATGCTAACTTGTCCTGTAGGAGAATCAATCATACCTGTACGCTTGTTGTACTTAGCAGCATTGTTTACCTTTCCACTGTAAGGATCATACAGATCATATTGGTATGCAGGAGGTAATCCACCTATTTTTTGTCCATCTAGTGCTTGTGGAGGATTAGAGAAATCTGTAAGCTGTGTTAATTGCTTTTTAACCATAGATGCTCCCATCTTGGCTTTCATAAAAGCACCACCATGCTTAGCCATAAATTCAGCTTCTGAAGGAAACTTCTTATAGAACTCAGCTTCAGACTTAACACCAGCAATTTTCAAAATGTCTTTCTTCATAATATGTTATTGTACAGGTTTTTATTTATATTTCTCTAACCAACCACCGTTCTTTTTCTTTTTCTTGGCAGTTATTTTGATGGGTTGCATTTCTTGAGGAAGATAAAAGTACTCTCCAGGAAGAGTTCTTTCTAGATTTTTGTCTATATTTTCAAATACATTTGATGCATATGATCCTTTATCAAATAAACTTGCTTTATCTCTAATGATGCTATTTCTTTTATCTGTAAGTTCTTGTCCGTATAGATCTGAACCTGCTATTTCTTCATTTGCTATACTAACAGGATTACTCAATTTTCCTCTGTACATGTATGGAGTCCATCTACCAACACCGCCTTCTAATTCATCTGCACCAACTCCTGGTTTACCTATAAGTTTTGTAGAAAGATCTTTACCTTGATTTTCCATATACTTACGATTTTTTATATTCATTGCGGTCATCAATGGAATAATCTTATCAAAATCGTATAAGTCTTTTGGCTTCTTAATATTGAACTTTTGTTTAAGTTCTGGATCAATTGTATTAAACTTTATTTGACCAGGACCTATTGACCAAGATTTGGGTTTAAAGATTTTCTCAATAGTGTTTTCGATACCACCTGTTCCACCAAATGTTCTATCCTCCCATTTATTCTCTTGACCCAACTCACCAAAAGTATTAAGTAATTCATCATGTATAACACCCTTGTCTACTCCTAACTTTTCAACAAGCTTATTGATTTTTTTGTCATCATTAGCAAACTCAATAAACTTTTGCATTCCTTCAGGTTGATCATTATAATACTCACTATCTTTTCTAATTGAGTATTTATACCCTGGATTATTTGAAGTTTCCCAAGCTATTCTTTCTGCACGATCTGCTAATGCTTTTCTTGCTTCAGGTGATGTTCTTTCTAATCTTTCTTTTTCAATAAGTGTTTTATCTATACTGTATCCTGGTCTATAAATGTTAACTTTATCATACCCTCCACCTCCTTCGAGTTGCATTTTTTTAAGTTCTGATTCTGTATAGTTATCAGTTTTCATTTGTTTACCACCAGCATTATCTATCACTTTGTAAACTTTCTCACCTTGGTCATTTACAAAGCTATCATAAATAATTTTGTTGTGACTAGCTGTTCCTTTTTTCTTTCTATACATCATGTGATCACCTATTTGAAAATTACCATCAACTTGATAATAATCTTCATCTCCCTTTGCCACAGCTTGTGCAAACTTTTCTCCACTTAAAAACCTATCTACATCAGTAGGTTTATTATACGTTATACCTGCTCTACGATTTAATCCACATATACCATTTATACAGTTGTTTCCCTCATCTATGTTATGATAGGAAGTTCCTATCAACAAATCTTTATCAGAACCAACACTTAGAGCTTGTTCAGAAACTTCTTTCAACCTTTGTCTATAGGCATCTCTTTCTTTAGCAGATTTGAAATAAGGATTTGCTGAAGTTTTTATACCTTCTTGAGCAATAGGATACTCTGTAACTTTATTACCTTTAAATTTATAATCTTGACCAGGTTCCATGTATTGTACATCTCCTGTATCAGATATGCCAAGAAGAGGTTCATACACTCCTTGCATTGTTATTTCATTGCTTCCTATTTCTACAGGTTCTCCCCAGTTCTCTGGATTCCAATAACCATTGTCATCTTTTGTTATAGAACCATCTCTACTAATATTCCTTGGTTTCCAATCTAGTCCTTCTTGGTAGAATTTCATTTCTCCACCATTTTGAAGAAGTTTAAATCTTTTTGGAGCTACTTCTATAGCTTTTCCTTTTTTTACAAGATTTTTCCATCTAGCCAACCCTTCATCTGTATGTCTTGTAGATGAATACAATCTACCTAATTCATGATCTCGTAATGCATTTGTAAGAGCTTTGTTAAATTCTCCAGAGATGCCAGAACCTTTTAAAGCATCTTCTCCACGTCTTGAGAATTGATAAGGATAATCTGCAGTTTTAGTATATATAGTTCCTTTCTTACCTGGTATATCATATTCACCAGTCCTTAATTTATCTAATCCAATAAATCCAGAAAGTCTACCTTCATTATATAAATCAATTGTAAACTTAGGTGCGGTTTCTGCTACATGAATTTCAGGATATAAATCTTCTGGTCTAATTTTTACTGTAAGATTTTCAGAACCTTTTTTAATACCTAATCCTTCACCTAAATGATAGTTTATAGTACCTTCAAGATCTTTTAATGATACACCTTTTTTATTATGAATAAATTTACCAGAACTTCTTCCAACAGCCCCTTCACCAGGAATAAGACCTAATGCACCAACTCCAGCTGATAATAAGTTTCCTCGATTAATATCTTCTTTAACTTGTCTAGCCTGATCAATATATGAAAAAGGATTAATTATATCCATTGCATAATCTAGACGATTTCTCTCACCTCTTTCAAAATTCTCTGGTATATCCTGACCTTTCACTTTATATGACAAAGCAGTCATAGGATTAGAAGCTATAGCTAATGCTTTTGAAGCAGTAGATCTTTTAGGTTCAGCTTTGGTAACAGTAGATTGTTTAGCTTTTTGAACACGGTACTCATCCATTGTGAGCATGTCTGTTCTTGGCTTCTTCACATCTGTACCATCCTGAGCACTAGCTTTTGTCTTCTTAGCATATGGTCCTTCTGAAGGAATTCCCTGTGTACGTGCGTATGTGAATCCTACAGCACCAGGCATTGATCCTCCCATTGCCATAGAAGGACCTCCCCATGCACCATTGTAATTAAATCCAATGTCTGTCAATCCACCCATTGTTCCTTCTATACCATTCTGTGCTTCAGGAACATCATACTTATCAAGCCAGCCACCATCTTTCATATTGTTCTTTCCACATACATGGCACACTGTTGCATCCTTCTTACTGGAATCTGATTTATTCCAGGAATGTCCACATGTGCATTTAATCTTGTTAGCCATTATTTGTAAGAGATTTGAGCAGGAGTGTAAATAAATTGACTTACCAAATGTACATAATCTTTGTTATCTAATATGTGTCTCACCTTCAAGTCTTTTGCTCTTAGAGGTTCCTTCTTAAATGATCTCTTGCCATAATCCATGTTTTCTTGATTCACTAGTTTATCAATAGACATGGTTTCACAACTTTTTATAAATAAAGGAACTTGTTTGTTTTTAACAAGTCCCCAGAAGGTGTTGTATTGATAGAAGTTATCACTTTTTGTATATGTAATAGTTTTACTACTAGTGTTGTAAATAGGATACTTCAGATACTCTCTTAGGTTGTTTTGTGGTTTTGGCACAAGTTCAAGGATGCCAGAACTCTGCTGACCATTATAAAGTACAGCTTTATTGAACCACTCATTATCCACTTCTATCTTTCTATTATCATCAAACACACCTTGTTCACTTGGCAAATATATATATGCCTTTGTGTAATCCTTTACATTCTGAAGAATCTCATCATAGTATTGGTATGCGAAAGGATACTCAATAATATAAGGTCTTACACATCCGTAATATGTATTGTATATTACAGGATTGGTAAGATGTCTCCAGAGAGATGCTGTGTTAGAATCTTGAAACTTAATAGCAGCTAGTTCTGGATTGGTGATTGTTGTAACAGGAATATTCCATACACTTCCACAACAGTTAATCCCTGTTGATTTTATAATAATCACATTTACAGAATCATTAACACTCAAAGCTAATCCAGAAATCAATTGACTTTTAGGCACATCAGTAGCAAGTATGTTTCCCATATCATCAGATATGGAAAACACAGTTGCTCTTCTGCCAGCCTTTTTTAACTTTATGACAATTGTCTTAGCCATGTTTATTTATTTATGGTATAGGACAAGCTGTACAAGATGCAGACAATGTTTCTACACCTTCAACATATGTTTGACTACCAAATGATCCTGGAGTGATTGACGTAATTTCTAGGTTAGCTCCACCTTCATTAGGATCAGCACCTGTCAATGTTACAGTTCCACATGTCTCTCCCACCAAGATTGTAATAGTTCCAGATATTGTACTTAGATCAGAAGCTGTCCATGTAACATCCACTGTAATAGTTGTAGCTACAGGAGCAGTTGCATAAGCATATGCTACAACATCACCAGATGAATCAGCCTGTACATTAGCACATGCATCAATTGTTACTGTTAAAGGAGCTGCTGTAGTTGTAGTGGTAGTTGTGCTACTTGTTGATGTAGTAGTTGTTGTGCTACTTGTTGATGTACTGCTAGTTGTAGTTGTAGTGGTAGGAACCACAGTTATAGATAAGTCTATAAAGTTTGTACAAACTCCTGTAGAAACAACACGAATTATTGTAGCTGCATCAGGAACTACTGTAGATGTATATCCTGCAACCAATGCAACTTTTGTTACACCCGTTTCAAAAGGTGTTACATAACCATCTGCATCAGAATACAAATTGAATGGACCTGTGTCAAGTCCTGCTGTTGTTAATGTTATTAATACTGTTTGTGCCATATTATTATTTATTAAGGAATTGTTGTTGTTGTGGTGGTTGTAGTTACTGACTCAGCAGATCCATCAAGAGAACATTGTGCTTCTCTCATAGCATATCCATTAAGAAGACACTCTGCTATTCTTTGAGCATTTCCTTCTAGTTCACATTCAGCCACTCGTGTTGCAGTTCCTACTAGTTGACAAAGAGGTTCAGGAGGAATAATTGTTGATGTTGTAGTTGTTGTAGAAGGAGTTGGTACCACTTGAGCAGCAATTACTTCTAAGTTACATCCATCATTTATTCCTGAATAGAAGAAGTTGTTCTCACCAATATACCAGTTAGGAATATAGGTGTGGAAACTTATCCAACTCTTTGTGTTAAAGTTGAAAGAAAGTGTCCAAGACTTATTACAGAAATACTCAATATCTGTTAAATACACCACTTGTCTTATAATCAAGTCACCATAAACTTCATTAATGTAAAACTCATTAGTAACCTCATCGTATTTAATACTATCATTATTTGGTACGTAATCAAGCTTGGATATGATGATTCTATCATATTTACTATCGTATACACTATGTAAACCAACACCGTTGAAATGGTTATCTGTAGGAACGTTTGGAAAATACCTAAGGATTTCAAATGCCAAATGGTCTGTAAAGAACCTATTCAATCCTGAACCAAATGCTGACAAATCTTGTGCTTGATTACCAGAAATCAAGAACACCTGTCCACGTTTAGCATCTATAGTTACCTGTCCTTGTGGTATCTTCAGAAGCATCTTGTTCTGACTTCCTACATATCCAAGATCAGTTTCTGCAAAATCAATTGGAGGAGAACTTCTGAACAATGTATCATTTCCTATATAGGCTGCTTGAGGATTACTTGTATCTATTGTCAATAGAGTGTTATAAAGTAACGACTTGTTCTCGAACCTAGCAAGAACTCCTCTATTTTGAATACCATCCAAACTAACTAATTTTCCATAATTCTGTGGAAAATCAAAGAAACTTATAGGACGATAGATTAACCAGCTGTTGATTCTATTATCTGTAAAGCTTTGTTGCCTATCAGAATATATTGTCCTAAATGGAAAATTAGTGTAACAAAGCTGACTTGTCCAATCTATGGGTAGATGGGAGAAAGAATTCTCTTTGTTTTGTTTAGAGAATGTTGGATTGTAATAATATGTATTGTCTTGTACAATAGGTACAAAACTTTGTTGTAACCATTCATCAGGTATACCCGTGCTCACGTGAGGGAAGAAATCTCCCTCTCTATTATTAAACGCTTGCCTAAGATCTACGTTAACACTTGATTCACAATAAAATGTAGGAATACCATAAGCAAAGAGATAGAACTTACCATCATAATACATGTTATCAGGAGTGCTAGCACAATCAAAGTTGATAGCTTTTATTGATATGATGTTGTTCATCACAGTGCTAGTTGCAACAACTGTATAGTTACTTAGTATAGATCTAGATGAATGCCAGTATTTTGGATAGGCTACATTACCTATCTCATCATAGAATACATCTGAATCATCAGGAGCCCCAACTCTATTATCAATAAAGAACGGAATCTTTGTTTTAAAAGAAAACTTACTAATAAATGTATCTCCACCAAAAACAGTAATTTCTGGAGATTGACCTGAGAGAAAAGCTTGTTGATCAAGATTTATTTGAAAACCAGTATCAATTGTATTGTAAGAATACATTTGACCCCACTGATTAGTTAGTATATTTTTGATTGATCCATAGTAAGCAACAGTTGATATATTAAACTCATTGTTTGGTGTTAAACAGTTTCCTTTCTCAGAAATTGTATATCTTGACTCATCACTAACTAAACTGATTCCACCAGGAGCAATGCTTTGAGTTTTGTTTGCATACGGTAGAGCAATTACAAGAGATGCATCTCTTGTGTCTATTGTTTTTAAGTAAACTGAAGACTCTCTATCGTAGTTGTTTATATTATATAGATCTCCTACATTTTGTACTCCAGGAATAATATATTGATAAATATCTAACTCTCTTTGTTTAATTCCTAGTCCATTGTCTACATTTGCCCAATAGTTATATTGAGCTATTGAGTTGTAAGAATAGGCATAATTCTTTCTAGTGATACCGTTGATGTATATAGTTAGATATGCTTGGTAGGCAGTGAACATTGCTGTTGCGTCAAATGGAGGAGCAACATTAGCAATATCAGCACTTGAATCTAACGCCTTCTTTTGAGCATCTTGTGAAATAAACTTGTAAAATGCATTCTTTCTAACTTGTACAAAATGAGCTCTTCCGCCACCATACATTACATTTTCAATCTTCAGAATATTTCCAAGGAAAGGTTTTCCAAAAGAAGTTTCTGGAGAGTTGAATACATATCTATAAGGTGACTCAAGATTATTATATGCATCAAGTTGAGCAGGAGCAGGTGAAGGAAACAGTGCGTTACTAGTAGTAAGAAGAAATGGATCTTCTCTAAGATCATTATATGGATAGTTAGGAAAGTAGTAGTCTGTACCCTCTCTATTATATTTACCAACATTTCTAAGAACCCCCTTACCTATGATAGAACTATTTGTGTTTCTATCACCCCTAGTTATCTTAAATCCTACAATATCTTCTTTTTGAGATTGTGTTAAATCTGAAGATGTGATAAGTTGTAACACCTGTTGAATACTAAGTTTTACTCCAATTGGAAAAACAGATTCGTTCTCTATAACAAGATTTGTATAGAAACCACCAGTTGTTATGGTTGGAGTTCCACTTTGGAAAATAGGGCTGATGTTTACATCAGGAAACTTATGATGCCTAATGGGTGTGTTTGCTAGTTCTCCCCAAACATCAACATTACAAGGATAGACATCTGTAGATTCCCAATATGCAAATTCTCCAACTTCATATGGTGTGGCATTACCAATGTTATCTCCTGAAGCAGCACCAAGTACAGAACCAGTGTTATATATCTTCCAATATGGACTATATCCAATACCACCAGATGTATACTCAGGTTCACCTATAAAATCAGGGTTGGTTGTTGGTACATCTGGATAGCTAAACTCGTTAAAGTTTTTAACTCTTCCAGGAATATGAAAACTATCTGTTTGTTTACCATTTCTTAGAAGAAATACAATTTCAAATGCATACACCTCATCTCTTAAATAGCCTCTGAGATTGGTAGCATTTAACTCATTAGAATAGTTCTCATCTGCAGGGAGTTTATAAGTTTGCCACTTCAGATCAATCTGATTAGCAATTTGTTGATAGTTAATCCTATCTATAGATGTAAGATTGTCCCAAACAAGAACATCTTGTACAGAGGTGATGTCTTGTGCAATCTCATAATAGGCAAACTTTTCAAATATCTCATTTAGAGTTAATCTGATTTGTGCTTGGTTCTGACCGTTATATGTTACAGTGTTACTTGAATCATCAATAAAATAAGTTGCAATAAGCTCAACAGAAGTGATGGCATTTACTGTTTTTATTACAGCAAGGTTATAATATTGAAAATATCCAGTAACATCTATATTACTAATTAATACTTCAATAGATCTACCCACTGGATAGTTATAATCAGGAGTGGTTATATCTGTGTCAAAGATTGGTGTTGGGTTAGTAACTGAATAGTATGAGGTGTAGGCATCTCCTGAAACATCACAATATTGAATAGCAAATTGATAAGTTCCTGCAATAAGATTACCACCATTTACAACATTTGTAACTTTAAGATTAGGAATGTTGAAGTTTGGTTGAACTTTTATTTTATTACAATCCAACTCTGGAATAGTCTCATTGTCACAAACATTTGTACCAGGCTTTATCTTGTATGCAGATGTAACATCTTCTATGTTTAAATATCTACGTGGATTTAAACCATCTGTCCAGTAAATCTCTGTAGTGCAGTTGGTAATCTTATGTACAGTTTTATGGATTGGATTGTCTATGTTAAAATTAAGACAAACACCACTAATGTAAGTGTGATAGATACAATCATTGTTATCCATATATCCAATCTCAGAAGCTCCTGTTGTAGGATTGGCGAGAAAGAATATATGCTTGTTCTGTTCATTTATAAAATGAGTTCCAATAATATGATACTCTTCGGGAAAGTTTAGGCACAACTCATTACCTGGCTCATTCTGATAGTTAACAGAGTTTGAGTCATAATTTTCTACAGCAGCGTTCAGAGCATAGGTTAACTGTCCTTTCTGAATTTGATTTACAGACTGGTCTAAGTTTAACCCTGTTCTTGCAACATTATTCTCTTGAGTAATGTTTGATTGTTGTTGATCAGCCATTTTTAATTATTACGTCTCCAACCATACCTACTAGTTCTATTAGGCAATTCATACATATTGAATCTATTAAGATCATTCTTGATTCTTCTTTGCTTAGCCCAAGAATCTTGTTTCTTAATTTCAATACTAGCCATAATGAACGCTTCTTCAGATAATTGTTTATAGTACATCAGCTTTTGCTGAATCTGATTGAATGTCTCATCGTTAATTTGATTAGATAGAGTTTCAAACACTTTATACTTGATGAATGCTTCTACATACTCTCTAACACGAAAGTTGTCTGGGATCATTTGGTTTCCTGCCCCATCATACTCAGCAGCATAGAATATCAAATGAACTATACCATTTCTAAAGTTTGTTACAAACTTATTATCTCTAATGTCAAATGAATCATATCCAGCAGAGTTTGGTGTAAACTCACCAGGAGAGGGAACAGCTCCAGAAAATTCCCAAGCATTTGTATATTCTACATCACACCTTCCTGATGCAGATAGGTTTCCTGGTTTAAGCAAATATTGTTTTGTATATCCTCTAGTTGCTTGAGAATTTGTTTTATATACAGCTTGAATCAACTCAGGCATACATTGAGGACAACCTGTGGTACACTCAAGATTGGTACATGGTTGGCCATCGGATATTACAGGACTAACTTGTATAGTTGTAATATCAGCAGCTTGTGAATAGAATGAGTTTGCTGTTTGATAAGGTGTCTGAGGAATGTGTGAACACATCCATGCTTCCCTAACCGCATAAAAGTTATCTGGGAGTCTTGCTATGAAATCATCAACATAAAGTGGAGTTTCAGCAATAACATAAGTTGCCCTTCCTAACTTCATAAGACATTTGTCCAGGTAGGTGGGGAACATTAAATCATCAACTGCTCCTGTATCAAAATAGGATTTTAATTCCTCTTTTACAGTGGAATATACAATCTCAGGAGTTGTAAAATTATATCTGTAGTAATATGCCATTTAACTATTTTTTATACTCACGATAAATATGTTGATACTTGTCGTTGGTTTTGAGGTAGTGCGATAGGAGTCTAGATGTAACTCTCGTAGGTTTGAAATACCAAAGATCTGTTTGTTTAAGTCTAGCAGTTTCTTTAAACCAAATCCAGCCAAAGAAATAACCCTCAGTGTGGTAGTTAAAATTATAAATCACCTTTCCCTTTGCTTTGGTCTTTTGCCAGTCAATAGGAAGATTAACAAACTCTTTTCCATCAATCCCCTTCATCTTCCTTCTCTTCTTCTTGTTAATTGAGAATTCACCAAATCCAGCAGGAAGCTTAGCTCTCTCTCCAGTTTCTAATATATAATTCTTGAAAGACTCGTTGAAGGAATAAACTATGTTTTTCCACTCATCGAACGAGATTTTTATGGAAGGGTTTTTTTTACAGAAATTATTGTAGTTTTCTCTACTAGAGCTTCTCCAGTCAACTTTTACTCTCATTAATTTGTTGGTTTAGCATTTGGTGCTTGACCATCTATACCATCTTCTGTAATATCTGTTTTGATTGCAAAATATGTTTGTAGTAACTTCTGAGATGTAAGTTCAAGAACTTGTTTCTCTAAATATCCAGGACAGGCATACTCTTTATCAAGAGGGTTAAGACACAGTTGTTCAGTGGTATATTCTATTGCGCACTCTTCACAGTCTGGGTAAAGTATTGAGTTGGGAACATCTTCTTCAAATAATGCAGATATTCTGACAGCTCGAAGAAGAGGATTACTCACGTACAGGTAACCATTCATTATCCAATAGTATTCTTCCCTTTTGATTATAGGAAGTTTGATTAAATTAGTATACCTATTAATTGTAATCTCTTTAATCTTCTTACCTCTACCACTGAGGGCGTTTATAGAATAAACACCTTGAATAACATATTGATAATTACCTTCAGCTATACGAGGAAGTTTGAATGTTGTTCTTGCTACACTGCAAGGATCTACAAATTCACAACATTCTGATATAGGAACCTCAACTAATTGTAAGCAAGGGATTGTGGTAAACAATGTGTCAGTAGCCCAAAGCTTTCTGAGATTAGTTTCTCTTTTAATAAGAAGCAGTGAATTATTTTTAATCTCAGACGCAATAGCTCTATCAGTGATAAGACCGTCTGTAGAGAGCAGCTTATGCATTGAACGTACATCTGAAACTAATTTTCTTAAAGTTGACATTATAAATATTGTTTGAATATGTTTGTCATTCCTTGTTCATAATCTATAAGGAATCCTGTAATTTCAGCTCTTGAGCCTGTGTAACCATTCTTTTCATCCCATGAACTTTTAGCATTAGAGAATGCTGGGATTTGATAAAACTTAATACCACCAAAGTCAATGCTTATTTCATGATGTTTGTCTCCAGTGAATATGTAGAAGTTCTTGTTATTTGACCATTCTTCTCTAAATTCTATTGGGAATATACTAGCAAGCTTTGCAGGCTTCATAGCATCACCATGATTGAACATCATTGCTGTTTCTCCATAACTTACATATTTTCTATACTTGGGAGAACAATCAAACGTCACTCTTAAATTACTCTTAAAATATGCATCTAGCCAAGTGATCATGTGCCATCCTACAAACTCATCATGATTACCAGCTACATAGATAACTTGTACATCAAGTGCTTTCTCAAGAAGCATCTTTATCATTTCTATCTCATGCTCACATATTCTTTTGAAAGAATCATGATATGTAAGAATGTTCTGTTGTGGAGTTCCTTTAGTTGTGGTTCCAGTGAACTCACTATTGAATTCATCAGAACCTATAATGTAGAAAACTGTGTCTATAGAGTTTGACAGGCTGGCTTGGTTTACAATAACTTCTACCTTATGTAGAATATTAGAGAACCTTTTGCTTATATCATTGTCCCCATCTATGTCAAATTTGTTCAGATGGGAATCTTGTTTATTGATAACTAAACACCCTGAAGACTTATCAAATAGATTTACAGGTTTTAGTATTTCTGTAGATGTAGGTTTATACTCTTTAAGAAACTCAATAAATGAGTCTTGAAATAGTTGTTCAGTGGACTTTTTAGCCATCCAAGCTTTAACTTGCCAATGAGGAGTTTTGCTGTTTCCCCAATAGTTCTGAACATATCTAGTTATTTCCCACTTCTCTGTATCAATCTTTGACTTTATAATAAGTTCATCGAGAGATTTAATTTCTTCAACAGAATTAAAAATCACTTCCCCTACACCTCTAGTAAGATCTTCTTCATATTTAACTACAGCATCTTCAAGGAGACCAATATAATCAGATGCTTCTGCTTCAGTTCTAATAGTTTCTTTTGATTCTTTAAGTTCTCTAAGCAGATTTCCTACCTCTTCTTCACCTATTCCAAGCTTTTCTGCATAAAACTTCTTACTTTTTTTCCAGTTCAGCATTTGTTGAAGCTGGTCAAGAAGATGTTGATTACCAACCATGTCATTATTGTTTGGTTAAAATTGAGTAAAGATACGAGGCTTTTTGAAATTATCCAAATTTATTTAATCAATTAGGTTATCTATGATAACTAAAATGATTATAGTTTAAATAAAAACCCCCAGGCGTAAGCCTAGGGGAAACCCTGTAAAACCAACAAAACAGAGTTTTTAATATATTACAAATGTCTAAGGAGCCACTGAGCATATTCCACTGCAAGTATTACTACTCCATGCTGGGTCGTAATCAAAGTCATATGGACCTATGTAATAAGGAAGAATGAAGCTAGTTCCTAATAGACTTATCACTTTATAACCATACCCATCTGGTACTATATTTAATACGTAATTGTCTATTGTACTTAAGCTTGATTCTGCTCTCATGATATAGCTACCTAAAACACTACAATCAATACAACTGTATCTATCTACACTATAATAGTAATAATTAGGAACTGTTGTAGTTGTAGTAGTTGTTGGTGAAGCAGTTGTAGTAGTTGTAGTTGTACTACTACTAGTTGTAGTTGTTGTACTGCTACTTGTAGTTGTTGTAGTGTTGTTTGCTACACAAGCGTTTACTAATGTACAAAAACTTACGTTTAATGAGGGATTGGTTAATATAGTTTGAAGGATTGTTTGAACTAAGGTTACAGGATCTAACTCCTGATCTATTTTCTCAAGAACCAAATTTAGATTATCCCCTGTAACTACACCTGTGTTTGGCAGGTTTGGACCATTGTAACATATCAGATTTGTATTTATTGGATAACCAGCAAACCAACCATTGTTACACTTCTTTGGATAGACAGTGTTAACTTGAACTGGATAGCATGGCGTACCTGGTAAACAAGCCATTTATTGTAGATTTAATAGATTAAGGAATGTACATTATGTAGTAACAAGCAAGTGTAGGTTGAATATTGCTGTGTGACTGATCACCAACATTTACAGCATTTGTCACTCCAACACCAACATTTATTGATCCTACAGCTGTTTGACTTGTTCTACCTACAGTGGCATCTAGACCAGTTGTGTTAGCACGAAGTGCATATTCAGCATAAACACCTTCATTTGAAGTGCGTACAATTGGTGATGTAGCATTTGCAAGATTAGGTAGGTTCTCAGCAATATCTGCAGCAATGAAGTGCCTGTGTGTATCTGTTACAATTACAGCAGCTGTAGCTACGTGCGTGTGTGCAGGTATTTGAGCAGCTGAAAGGATGATTGTGTTAGCTCCATATATAGCATCTCCTACAGCATAGTTGGGATTACCAGCTACAGCAGGATTTACAACAGAACTAAGTGCTCCACCAGGAACAAGTTGTATAGCTCCAACAGGAACACGTCCACGCTTGTCAGGAGTGCCATTTAAACCATTACATAGATATAGTTTCTCCCAATCACCAAGACCAGCTCCTGTGGCATCAAAATAGCTCAGAGAGCCATAATACTCAACCACAGTGTACGGAATCATTTTATTATACTGCTTAGAGGAACTAGGTATACTATCTAGATATGCTTGGATTAATGCATCTAGATCTGAAATCTTAACATAGTTTGTATCTACATCAAGGGCTAGTGCTGATAGTGCCAAATCTAAATCACACAGTTTTGTAATCACTGCTTGAAGAATAGCATGTGTACCAGAAGTTGAAGTTACACCATCAAGACACTCTACAGTGTAATTAGCTTCTATAACATCGATCCTTCCATCAAGCACTACAATTTGAGTTTGTAAATCACATACAGACTTAATAAGCGCTGAAATATAATCGTTAAGTGTAAACTCTCCACATGTAGGGAGATTAGCATTAACAATTTCACATATAATAGTTGGATCAACTATAGGTAGAATTCCTACACCATTTAAAGTGGATGTAAGAAATTGTATAAGTGATTGTTCAATATAAGACAAAGAATCCCCTGTTTGTATTCCCAACACTGGAACATCAATTCCTGTATATCTCACACATTTATCTGAAACTATCTCAGCACATCCGTTATAACAATTTGAACAAGACATGTTTTTATTTTATTTATGAATTAATATTTTAACTCTACTTGCTATTTGCTCTACAGTGAATGGTGCTCCATAATCCAGATTACAATACTTGAATCTTAAAATCCTTCTGTAGTTAAGAAGGTCATCAATAACAGGTCCATTTGTAGCGTAGTTTAAAGAGAACACAATATTATTGTATTCTTTGTTTGCCACCTCTGTAAGTTTGCAATCGATGTCTGCCATCAGAGCTGGAATAGTTGTACAACTAATACAATCTGTAAGTCTTGGATATAACATCTTTTATTCTTTTAGTTGCTTGTTTAAGTGCAGCATTACATCCTGCACACAATCCATTAATTAACTGACAACCGCAGCCAACTTTAGTACCACAATTTCTACAACTTGCCATATCAATACATATTATTATTTACATAATTATTACCATAACAGTTACAATTACCTCTAATAAAGTTATTTAACATTCTATTTGCTTGATTGTAAAGTTTGTTTGCTGTAGCTACAGCACAGTTATTTGCTGCAGCTATTGCTCCTTGTATAAAATAATAAATACTGTTCAACTCCACTTTCTGTTGTCTCTTTATAGCCAAATCACATTCCATCATGTCAAGCTTCATAAACGCACTATCGAACTTCTCTTGAAGTTGATCAACGCGTATTATTGTCTTCTGAACATAATTTACATATGCAGGAGCTACTGAATACTTAATATAATAAACTCCATCAGGAAGAGGTAGCAGAGGAGCACCCACTGCTGTTAATCCTAATGATGTAGAATTGTATATATTAAAGTCATTTATATTGAAAGGAAGACTCACTAGACCAAATCCAGGAACATCTATTTCAATAGTAGGAGATTGTACAGCAGGACTAACTGGATATATTGAATTATCAGCAATACCCAAGGTCTCTAGATTATATGTAGGAATAACTAATATATCTAATTTGAGATCTGCCATATTCTTTTAAATAAATAAGCCAGAGGATTTGAGATTGAATCCTCTCACCTCTGGCTTAGGTTATATGATATTGTTTCTTTCTACAGCCCTATTAAGGAATAAGAGTGCTAGTAGTGGTTGTAGTAGAAGGAGCAGCAGTTGATGTAGTGGTTGTAGTGCTTACACAAGCATTATCAAACTCAATAACACCAAGAGCATCTTCAAGAATTGCATCAACAGATGTAGCAGCACCGCTTCCCTGAGGAACAGCAATGATTACCATAGCATCTTCTTTGATGTAATCACCCCAGCTGTATGCAGACTTGCTATACTCATTAAACTTAACATAGTAAGTGTCATAAGTTGTACCGTCACTAACCCAGCTTTCGAAGTTCTCATTGTAACCATTCATCCTATAGAGATGCTTCAGGTAACCAGCTTGGTAGCTGTAGTAGTTCTTTTCCAATTGAGCAATCTCATCAGAAGTACCTGAAGGGTAAGATGCACGTTGTACAACTTGAGCTTCAGCAACAATGTTACAAGCATCTGCTACGATAAAGTCAGCAGTGGTAGCAGGACCAGAATAAACAAAAGTACGGAAGTACATTCTGTCATATTCCCAAGGGAACGCAGCGACATCACAAGGCTGACCATACTTGGTAAGAGGCTTACCAGAGATACGAAGGATAGTTCCACCTACATTTTCAAAAGTGTAGAAGTCATTGAAGCTAATGTTATCTGGGTTGTTACCTGGAGCTTGCTGACGCAATTTTACAATGAATTGATTAATCAATGCATTAACATCAGTGTTCTCACAAGGATCACCACCACAGTCACAACAAGGAGCTTGTACAGTTACTGAACGTGTGAAACCATTGAAATACAGGGTGTCAAGGTAAGAAGAGTGAGCACGAAGTGTAAGGGTAACAACGTCACCACATTTTACATTCCAGCCATCAACATCTGTAATTTGAACAGCAGGGGTTGGACAACCAGCCACTTTGTACCATTCAGTTACATTTGATTTACAAGCTGCGCTTTCTCCACAACCAGCGATCTTATCAGAACGCTTAGAACCTTGGAGATAAGTGTTTACTCGACCTTGAGCAACATAGAAATAAGGAGAGGTGCTAGGGGTGGTGGTTGCTTGATAATCTTTATCAAAGAAACCAACTTGTCCAGCAACCAAGTCTTGCGTAGAACCACTACTGGCTATTGATGTGCCAACAGGAACTACGAAGACGGTAGTTAGAGAAAAATCTGCCATTGTTATTTATTTAAATAATGAAAAAAAACTTATTCATTTGTCTGTATCCTATAAACTGAGCTTTGGACAGCAGACTGGTTTTCGGTGTACATTGCTAGGTTTTGAACTGTTAGGTCTAGAAGTTCATCTTCTAGATATGTTTCAAGTTCACAATTTTGATCATATGATGGTAAACCATCTAACATTATATATCCCTCTTTATTAATATACTGAGGATATCTCATGTACGATACGTAAATTTTTGTGGGGGTAAATGTACCATCTGTAAAGATTGATATCTCATCAGATGATATAAAGTTAAAAGTTTCTTGGTATTCAAAAGAAGGTTTGTAATGATCGTTGTTTAAAAGAAGTGACAAGTCACCATGTTTTGCAAGATCTTTGTTTATCCAAATCTTTCTATCTTTACATTTACCTTTGTCAGCCATTACATAACTATCAATGTAGAACATGTATTTAGGATCTAACTCATGCAAGTATGCAAACCACTGATTTAGTTGTATATTTTTTAAAGTTAACGTCAAGGGTTGGTGGGCGTAATTCACCACCAAACTCTGAAGATCTTCATATCTTTTCTTAAAAGAATCAAGACCTAAACCTGAGACAACTGATATACCATCAACCTTCTGTTTAATTAACTTGATTTGAGCCTCGTTGAGAGCTAGTATTTTATCTTCAAGTGCAATTTGCTGATGTTCGTTAGTTGATAGTTTATTTAGTTTCTGATCTATTTTATATAATAAACTATCTACTGGTATCATACAGCTGCGAGTTTTTTACTTTTTAATTTTTGTTCTAGGGTAAGTAGTTGATCTTGGTTATCATCATCAGCAAGGAATTTAACTAAATCTTCCTCATCAATTGCAATTTCAAATTCTCCTTCATAAACTCTACCATTAGGTTTAAGTCTATAAATAGAATGAAGTAGTGATTGTTTAACAAGATCTTTAATATGGAGCAAGTTTTCCTTCATATCAGCAAATCTAGTGAAAACTTCCACTGGATTTAATCCTTGATATTTACCATTCTTGAATTCTGTTTGTTTAAGAACATTATCAACTTGGTTATACACTGATTCTTCTTTGGTATCTTCTGTTACAGGAAGACCTAACAAACGAGCAACCTTTCTCTTCTTCTCAGGAGTCATTGAATCAAACTTAACAATAGCCTTGTTGATCAATTGTTTCTTCTTAAAGATTACAGCATTTTCAATCTCATCATCAGCAACATAGAACTGAATGTCAGCAGGATATTCACCACGCTCCCAAGCTTGATATGAGCTTGCAATTGTTGGATGAACTCTAAGCCATGCAAACGTTAGTTCCTGAAAAGGAATCTTAAAGTCGAAGTAGTTATCTCCATCTATAAGCTTTACAGGCTGCACATGCATTGAATCATTCGTAGAAGTTGAAAGACCATAGTTCCAGAAAGATGATCTAGATCCTAAATCAACTCCTCCAAGAGAATCTTGTAATTTCTCACGAAGAGCTGTAACTCTTTCAATTTCCAATTCTCTTTCTGTACTATCACCTATCCTGCGTATGTATGCAGCATTAGCATCAAGTCCTGTTCTGTACTGACCATCAAGTTCCTTGTAAGGATACTTAAACACTCCTGTACCAGGAATCCTTGTCATACCTTTTTGTGCAAGACCGCCTTGCATTGTCTGAATCTGAGAATTGTTATAGTCTTTCTTAATTGTAGAGACTTTTCCTATCTTTGCCATAATGTAATTATTGTATTTGGTTTTTGTTTAAATTATTTCTTCTTTCGTGTGTAACTATTCTGTGGCAATTGCAACATCTTATTTCACATTTATCAATTTCATCTTTTAGAAGTTCTAATCTGTAAGCTTTTGTTATCATATAAGAAACATGATATAATTTAATTCCTTTTACATGATCAAACTCTAAAACTCTAACATCTGAATTTCCACAATCTACACATGATTTGTTTTCTAAATAATCCCTCACATACAACTTGTTTCTTAGAATAGATTTATCTCTACTCTTTTTTTGGATCGTATAGGTATTCCACTTTTCCTTACCCATATGTAGTTTTTTAACTTGGTTTTAAGTTGCAGATGGTTCCCATCGAAGGGAATGCGATTGGGAGACACCCCAATCCATCCATCTGTAGGTTGAGAGAGCCCTCCCTAAGGAGGGAGGT